TGGAGTAATTCAATGGCTCTAAGCAGCTCATCAATGCTCAGCTGCTTGGACGATTCCACCCCGAATCCGCTTAGCACAGCCCTGTACTGGTAGTCGGTTAGACCGATCTCAGATTTTACGGTGTGAAGCCTCTTTATAAGGCTCTTCCTGTACGCTTCCTGTTTGCTTGTCATCATTTTACTCCCCCCAGTATTGTTTTGCCTTTTCGGGCCATATATCAATTGTTTTACCTCCACCATACCTCCCTGTCGGGAATGCCCTAAAGCCCTCTATTCTGAAAACAACATTAGCATCCCTCATAATTCGCTGTGCTGTTTTACCGTCTGGCTTGCCATTCTCAATGTGGCTTATATAAATGAATATTTTCTGCGGAAAATTGGCCTTAAACCTCTTGTACTCCTCCCATTTAAACCCGGCAAATTGTATCGAATCTATGATAACCACGTCATGGCTGCGGTGTTTTTCAAGTCTAAGCATCAATTCATCGACTGTTTCTGGCAGGCCTATTGCCATTTTTGCCCCAACTTCACGCATTTGCACTCGTTCAAGTGCCATTTGGGTTGTTAAGCTAATTCCCTCCTCGTAGGGCAGGTATAATACGCGCTTAAATTTGGTCATGTACTTGGCTAGCATCATGGTAAAGGTTGTCTTTCCATTTTTAGACGGTCCCGAAACAAACCATGTTCCCGTGGGTTGTGGCTTGCCAACCGCTTCCAACCAGGCGCCATCAAAAGGCAGTTCAGGAAATTTGGCCGTTAAAACGTTGTTAACGGAATACGCTCTAGCCATAATAGTTAACCCCTATTTATGCGTTTTTTGATGGCGAACACCTTGCGTCGCACACGTCGCAAATCGCTATCGCTTTCTAAAATCACATCGTCAATAAACGATTTATTGACAATGCCGTTTGCTCTGCAAATACCCAATATATCTGTTTTTGTTACGGATGGTAGGGTGATGAACTTTCTTCCAATACGGCTGTAAATCTCTTTATATCCCTTCTTGTTTAACCTTAACCCTCTCTTAATCTTCTTTTCAAAATAATCAGTAGCCATTAGGATTATTCCGCAGTGATCCTCTAGCTGATTATAAAGCGTTATGAAGAAGTATATAACCGAATCGCTAAGTTTGTCCACCTCATCAAAAATTAGAAGGGGTGTGTCGGCTTTTTTCAGGTCGGCCACAATGGTCGCCATCATTTCCCCCACAGTATCGCCGCTTGGGTTTCGCCCTAAATTGCGGAGTAGCTCCTGCAGAAAAATCCTGCGGTTAAAGTACTCGTTACAGGAGATCACGTAAACATTGCTGTTGTTGTCAGCGTATGCTTTGGCGGTAGCGCTTTTTCCACAACCAGCCTCAGCACATACGGCCATTACTAGTGAGTTCTCCTGTGCATCGGCAAAAATTTCTGTGAGCCTCATAAAGTTGTCGGTTTCCACAATATTCCATGTTTTTAGGTTTGTTTTGTCGGTAATCGATTTTATCCCAGCTGCGATCTTACGCCACATTTCGTCTGCAATCAGCTCATGGTTGTTATTCCGAATCTGGGAGACAGTTGCTGGGCTAACACCAATTCGAGTGGCTACTTTGTTTGCTGAGCTGCTTTCTATTAATCGCTCCAAATCGGACTTGATTAATTCCTTTTGATCTACGTTCATAGCTTATTTTTTTAATGGTTAATACATATCCTCGGTATATCCCATATTGGCAACTGCCTTGGTGTAGTCGCCAATATCCGTTTTAACCTTTGGCTTCTTATTTTTACTCTTTGCACTAATTCCTTTTATATTAGGCATGTTAAGGCCGTGCTGTGATGGGTGCATACCATGTTCCTCCATAATTTTCTCGACTTGTTCCTGCAACTCAACCCTAAGCATCTTGTTGGCAATTTCGGTATGCCTAATAAACTTGCTGTCAAACTCGTCCTGCTCCTGTATATTCCTGTGTATATTCAGGTACTTCTGGGCGAAGGTCTCAAACCGGTAGCCATTGCTTGGTGTTGCGGTGTACAATGCCACAAAGTCCATGTCGTAGGGATCGTACTTTATATAGAACTTTCGGTCAACGTTTGCTTTTAAAAATTCAAAATCTGGCTGACCGTCGGCGGTTAACACCTCCCAAGCGTGGGTAACGCCTTTAAGTTCCATTTGTATGCCGTTGGACTTGTAGGTGCAGCCACGGGTATTCATTATCCCGAATACCTCTATCATGTCGAGTAAATCCAACTTTTTAGCCTCGGGGTTGTTGCTGCTCTGATACATAACTATGCGAGGAATGCCCGTTTTAAAATGTTTATCAGCATTCCACTCATGCCTGCACTCTTTATACTGCTTTATAGCCTCCTGCAGCGTGGGCAAATTTTCCTTGTTTGCAAGGATAAATTCCATGTTGGGGCGCGATTCCTCTTTTTTTGCGGTGATATTTTGCCCAGTAAAAAACCATAGCTTGTGCATTACCTGTGCCTGGAATCGGCCAAATGCGCTCTCTATGGTTTTACTACGGCCATTGTATGGGGCAGTATTTATGGCTAAGTGCGATAATTTCTTGAAAAATTCGCCCGATTGTAGCTTTTTATGTCCGCCCTGGTTATCGAACCTAATCTCGTAGGGCTTATAACCGCTAAACTGAAGTGCCATTCTGAACGCGAAGTACTGAGCCTCAAAATCCTCACTCGCGCTAACATGGAATCCCAGAAAACACTCGCTGTAGGCATCAATAACCTCGTACACATTGGCGGTTGTCATCTTTCCGTTGTCGTCCAGGTAGTAGAAGTTTAGCTTCGTACCATCGCCGTACCATAGGCTATCGCGCATGGTGGGTAGTAGCGTCCTGTGCTGGCGGGTGTATTTTTCCTTGGCGGATAGTTCGCCGTGACGCATACCCTCCCATATTGGTCTAATCTCCGGCCGGTAAAGAAATGTTTCTATAGGCTTATGTGTCTTAACCTTCTTCCAGTCCTCGTGCTTCTCCACCTCCTTGTTATATTCATTGGTAAGCTGCTGAAGCGTGAGCTTATTAATGGGTGTGGCCCACCGGGCAATCAGCCAGTACTTGGCCTCTTCGCACAGCTTTTCTGAGGCTCTGTTTCCGTAATTCGGGTGTATGAGCGTTAGCCATCCATCCTCCTTTGCGTCGAAGTACTTCTTATATATTCTTTCCACTGTCCGTTCATCCTTATCCAGCGAGTTCGGCATTTTGTTGGCATTAAGCTCGCGGGCTATTTTTGCCACGCGCTGGTAGAACTCACCTCTTTTGGGCTTTTTCCCGTTGGCCGCTTGCGCAATTACTTGGTGTGTCCAACTTCGATGCATGGCCTCCAGTATGGAGGCGTTATTGGCGTATATCTCGCGGGTTTTATCAGGGAGTGTCTCTTCCTTGCCATCGGCAGCCGTATAGGTATATGTGCGGTACTTTTCTGCTAGTTCTGCATCCTGGGTAATTGTGTTGGCGGCTGCGATTTCTTGTTTAATCTTTCCGAATGCCGCCTCTATTACAGCAAGCCTATCCGGACGCTTTATGCTTTTGACGTCTATAATTGTATTGCCTTTTATTCCACGATGTAATATTCTCAAATCTTTATTGCCACTATCTTTCCAAAGCATGTCATCTGTTAAGCCTGCCGCTTTCCAACTTGATTTTGTTATGGCAATTGTATCGTTATACTCAAAATACATAGCTAAAAGTTTTTTTGGCCCCAGGCCGGATTCGAACCGACAACTTCCACGCCTTGGTGGTGTTTTAACCAATTGCTACTACTGGGAGGTGTTTACTTTGAACTTACCTCTAATCCTCCGCGCTCTAGCGCTGCCTTTCTAATCTGATAGATCAATTTGCTATTCCCTTTCCCGTTTAGCGCTTTGCGCACAGTGGGGTAGCTTGTTTTGAATAGCGTCTTCAGCGCTAACTTTTCACCTTTGTCAACTAAAATCTTGTTCATTGTCTTAGTTTTTATACCTTTATAAGCAATTTCACTTGTTAATCATACTGCAATAATATAGAATAATATCTCAACTACAAAATTTATGGAGAAAAATTTCTCACCTATAAAGCAAAGAATTTTATTATATGCTGATAATAAAGGATATAGTAAAAGAAAAATTTATTTGGATACGGGTATTTCTAATGGTGTTTTGGATAAAGAAAGTGGATTAACAGAAGATAATATAGAGAGATTTGTCTCCACCTATAAAGATGTAAATATCGAATGGCTACTAACAGGTAATGGCGATATGCTTCGGCATCAGGACTCACCAAAACCAACTATTGACACAAATAGACTAGACGAACTCAACGAGATAATTGATATTCAGCGAAAGTTGATAAAAAACCTGGAAGCCGAGGTTAAGCGGTTGGAAAAGGAGCTGGAAAAAAACCAGAATTTTTCTTCATCTCATATGGCTGCCGATGAAGAACTGAACTATACAAGGAAGAAAAGGTAATAGTTTAGCCTTAAATCCGCATATATCTTTTTTTTAGCCTATGGAATACCCCACTTGTTGGGTAAAACAGATTATTGATTATACATTAAATATATAATATTCAATTACTTACAATCATTTTCCATGTTATTTTGAGCTGTTTTTAGTGTTTTAGGGGGGGGTATTACCCACTTTTTGAACCTTATTTAAACATTTTTTTGTATATATCCCCTATTCTACTAATCAATTTCAGCAGTAGTTTAGGCAGTAGTTTGGCAGTAGTTTGACCGTAGTTTGACCGTAGTTTGCTATTTAAAGCATACTTTTAAGGCAACAAACTATCCTGGTATGTACAAAAAAAGCCCCTAAAAGAGGCTTTAAAATGGAGGTGTAGTTTATTTAATTTTTCGCTATTTCTTTTAATAAATAAGAAGTTTTAGCTCATTATTCGAGTTTATTTAACCCAATTAAAGTCATTCGGCATTTAAATTAAGCTGAAATTAAACCAAATTTAACCCAAATGTACATTTCGTTTTTACTTTTTTGTTTTGTTAGAATTGTTATAACTCAATGTTTTTGCGCTCTTTAAAGCTTTAACTCAAATTTTATTTTGTACATGTTGTTTTACTGCCCCTACCTAAAAAGTAAGCCGGTTAACACCATTTGGATAGGTTTTGTCAAAAATTGCATT